TTTCCCGACTTACCGACGATACAGGTAGTTCTCTGCGGGGAGAACGGCGCTACGGCGTAACGGTCCGCCCGGACCCTAAACCCAAGAGTGCGGGAGCACTTAAGGGGAGGCACGCACAGCGCCCGCGCGCTGCCCAAGAGGGGTGCAAGAGGCTAGGAAAAACAGCTAAGGTGGAGTCTGAGAGGACAGAAACCGAGGCTGCAGGATCCCTGGAGACTCGGATCCGCCGAACCCGATGCTTGCAACTAACAACAAGGATGACTGAAATGGAGTTTCTCACCGATGGTCTGACCTTCAAGGACGCTAAGCGTTCCGCGCTGGTCTACGGCATTGGCGGTGTTGTGCTGGGTCTGTTCATGTCTAGTTCTTCTACCCGTTAAGGTACACCGATGGATGACTGGCCACAAGGATCCGTGGCCCGCCCGAATACGCACCACCGGCTTCGCCGTCGGATTCATGGTGCTAGCATTCGGGTGTGGCATATTGTCAACAGACGCGTGCGCAGTTCTATCTCTCTGGTCCTCAAAGTAGAGGGCAGCCTCGCGCTGTTCGCCTGCTATGGTGGCCTTGGACACGGAGCAGCATACGCTCTGCAAGGAGTGTTGAATGCCTAAACTGACCAAACGCGTGCGTATGCTGATCTCTGGCCTTGTGCTGGTCGTCGCTGGCGCCGCATTTAATGTACCTGCCCTCATGGTGCAGGGTGTGCAGCAAGTGGTCAACAGCGAGAGCGACGCGGAGGCTCAGTAATGGGTCTCTTCAAATCGATTTCGAAAGCGATCAAACGCGTTGTCAAGGCGGTCGTTTCGATCGTCAAGAAGGTGATCGATGTGATCGTGAAGGCCATCAAGGCCATTGCGAAGTTCGTCAAGAAGGTGATTTCTGCCGTCTTGTCGTTCATATCGAAGATCTTCAGTAACATTGGGTTGCTGATACTGATGATCATACTGGTCATCTTCGCCTGGTATCTGCTTCCTTATATCTGGGCCTATATCCAAATGGCCTGGCAGGCGATTGTCAACTTCCTCGGTCCTGTGTGGAACGCGATCACTACTACCCTCGGTAAAGCGTGGGCGTATGTGACGAAATTCGCGTCCACCGCTTGGGCCACCATCAAGGGAGCCTGGGGTTGGATCTCCGGGATCGTGGGCGCTCTCTGGAAGGGCATGGCTTCGGCCGGCTCTGCCGTGTGGGAAGCTGCCAAGGAAGTTGGCTCGGTGGCTGGATCCGCTCTCGGCGCGGTTTGGGACTTCCTCAAGGAGAATCCGAGCCTCGTGGCTGGTGGTCTCGCTGCTTGGTGGTTGGGGCCGAAGGGTCTTATGGTTGTCGGGGGCGTTGTCCTCGGTTTGTATTTACTCTCGAAGAAAGGAGGCAGTAATGCTTCTGGTCAACTCTCAATCGACGTGCGTGGCTCCGGGGAACCCGTCCGCGCTCGTGACGGGGCGTACGCTTAACCTGCTCCGTAATGTGGCGGGCGAACCTCAGTATCACAAGGGGTCCGCCGTCACTGAGGGCTGGCTAACCGAGGCCGACGGCGCGTCGCCGTCGATCACCTCCTTCGAGCAGCGGCACGGGAAGGCGACCATGTCGTTTGTTGACGCAAACCGTTTCATCTCGGAGCTTCAGGGCGACGAGGGGACGGTGACCCGTCGGCCTTGTATGCCTCGGCTGATCCACGTCCCCGGCGAGTTCGTCGCGTCCACTTCGCCTCTGGCGAACGACCTGACGGCCGAAGAGGATCAGCTTGGGAACGTGCTGCGTCAAGCGGGCTTCTTCGCCCCGGTGGCTGATTTCTTTAAGCTGCCGTGCTACGTCTACCGCTTTGGAGGACTCTCGATCCGCAACCTCTTCGGGGACGATTTCGCTCCTCTGTTCGAGTTTGCCAAGATGTTCCGGCGCTACGGCGCAGGAGAGTTGATCCTCCAAGCGCTCCAGCATGACTCCGACAAACGTCATCTCATGTCGATGTCTGACATAGTTGGCGTTAAAGTCGAAGCTGGGGTCGACGAGCTCTCCATGATCATGGACGCCCTCGAGGTTGGTACGCTGACCGAGTTGGGTACCGTTATGGAGATGGTGAATGCCATGACCGCGATTCGTCAGGCGAAGGTGCTCAACACCGCGCAAGACGAGGCAGGCGTAGGGATGACTTTCTACTATGCAATGATGGATGGCGCGTACCTCGCCTCCATGCCGCTCGATCTGATCCAGGCCTTTGGGTCGGGTGGGAACGACGGCATGGTCAACATCCGCACAGTGGCAGGCGCCGAAATTCCGGTGCTACAGGCGCAGCTTCCTCCGGAGATGCGTGTGCACATCCCTACGCTGCGTGCGATCACTGCTGGCCACTATGAGGTCATGCAGAAGGCTCGTGTGCTGTATCGCATGATGCTGGTCGTACGGTTCCTGCAGTACCGCGGTTATCCGCTCGATGTAAATACGACGCTGGCGCAGTCTGATCGTCGCCAGTTCTTTGAACTACTGCTGTAAGGAGCTGTCATGGATTACGGTCCAATGGTTGCCGGTACCGACCCTAGCGTTCCGTTGGCGCCCACTCTGGGTGCGTTTCTGCGGAACAGCGACGTGGAGAAAGTCCCTCGCTGGGCTGAAGTTATCGGTGCCTCCGGATTCACGGATGAATCCAACATGTACGAAGTGATCTTCCACCCCAACGTCATCGTGCGCATCGAACTGATGCAAGCAGCGTCGGCGTTTATTGAGGCTGCCAAAAATGGAGCTTAAAGACGCGCTGGTGCCGGCCCTGACGGCCGGCTTGGGTTATTTCGCAGGACGGGAGTCCGCCGAATCGAAGGTCATTGATCCCGAGCAATCTCAAGAGTTGATCGCCATGCTCCAGCAGCGCATTGCGCTGATGGACGCGAAAAACCTCGCCTCGGCGGCGTTGGTGGCAGCTCTTAAGGACGAGTCCGAGACTGGTCAGTTGGTCCAAGCTCAGCTGCAAGCGCAGCTGGCCGATCTGAACGCCAAGCTCTCGTCGCAGCAGGCTGCGATCTTCTCCAACTTCCCCGTTGTCTTCGGGGCCGGCGATCCGTCGCTGGGTGGTTGGATCAAGGGTCGCGATGGTCTGCTCATCTCGCGTGCGCTCCCCAACTTCGTGCCTGGCACGAATGGCTACCTGGCTACGGCCACGGGCTACGGGGTGGCGCCTCCAGCTACCGGGATCGCGGTGAGCGATGTCTCCCTTAAGGCGGCCGCTCGTCCCATCTCGATCGGTAAGTCGATGAACACGTCGCTCGCGATTGTTCTGAAGCGCGGTTACTTTGGCGGCATGTCCGCCATCCTGAACTTCGCTGAGGACGTCGCCGACGATCCCGACTTCATCGCCTCTGCGTGGGTGCACGACGGTAGTTACCGTGCGCACGTTGTGGCTATTCCGATCGGGCGCAACAGCCTGCTGCTCACGATCTTGGGTACGTCCAAGACCCCCTCGGGGCACACGGCTGCGTCTTGGAACGGTCTGGTTGTACGCGATGCTACTGTCGCTGACCCGATCCCGACCAAGGCGCAGCGATCCTCGTGGGGTTCGGGCGCGGTGTGCATCACCCTGGCGCACCGCACTGCTCGCAACCTGACGCTCCGTTCTTGGGGCATCGTCGCGAACCCGCTCGCTCAGTACATGGAGACCAACGCTGTGGCGTGGGACGACGCGTCGCTGAGCCACACCCGCCGTGCAGGCAACACAACGATTCTCTCTCGCATCAACACCGGTGCCTTGCCCCGATTCTATCGGGTGGACGATGAGAACATGGACTACACTACCGTCGATCTTTCGAGTTCGGCATACATGTAGTCACTTTAACGACCGCGAAGCTCTTCGGAGCGGGCGCGGTGACCTCATAAG